AGTTTCCAGAGCTTAAACAAGCCGCTTTCGAGCACTATAAAGAATGGGAGCCAGACAGCCTTATTGTGGAAGCTAAAGCATCTGGAGCGCCACTGGTCTTTGAGCTTAGGGCACGTGGCATACCAGTACAAGAGTACACTCCATCAAAGGGTTCGGATAAGATTGCCCGACTTAACTCTGTGGCAGATATGTTCGCTTCTGGACGGGTCTGGGTACCAGCTACTAGTTGGGCTGAAGAGCTTGTTGAGGAAGTAGCGTCATTCCCATCAGGAGAACATGACGACTTAGTAGACAGTATGACCCAGGCCCTGTTAAGATTCCGCAGAGGCGGGTTTATCACATTAGAGTCCGATGAGCAAGATGAAGCTCCGGAATGGCGACGACGCAAGAAAGCATATTATTAAGGACCATCATGTCGATTGAAAAAAGTTTATACGCAGCTCCTGTAGGACTTGAGCAAGTTCTAAATAGCGAAGAGCCTGATATTGAAATAACTATTGAAGACCCAGAGTCTGTAGAGATTGGCATCGACGGTATGCCCATCCTTCGCATTGAAGAAGATGAGGAAGAAGATGATTTTGATGAGAACATTGCCGACGCTCTAGACGATGGCGCACTGGCGCAACTAGCTGGTGATTTAATTGGTGATTACGACGATGACGTCACGCCATTCTCCTGGACTAATCGGCGTATCGTCTCCTTTAATGCGTAGACCTCTAGTCTTAAAGCCACCTGGGAGATTGCTAAGAGTACCAGCATCAACGAGCTGACGAATAATGGAGGTACCTCAGCTATATGATTTAGCACAATTGCATCGTCAGATGCTAGATGTGTTGGGTATTAAGAATGCTCAGAAACTAATTAAATTAGAAGGTGACAAGAAGCCTGAAGACCCAGTAACTGAGAACCAAAACGCTCTTATGATGAAGCCAATCAAGGCTTTCTACTACCAAGACCATCAAGCGCACATTCAAGTGCACATGGCTGCTATGCAAGACCCTAAGATTATGCAGTTGGTTGGTCAGTCACCAATGGCGCAACAGATTGGCGCTGCTATGCAGGCACACATCGCGGAACACCTAGGCTTCGAATATAAGAAGCAGATGGAGCAGATGATGGGTATGGAGATTCCTCGCACTGAAGAAGGTGAAGAGGATGAAGGCATCCCACGTGAGCTAGAGATGCGTATCTCTCAAATGGCTGCTCAAGCAGGTCAACAGCTATTACAACAGAACCAAGCCGAGGCTCAGCAACAACAAGCTCAGCAACAGGCGCAAGACCCACTTATTCAGTTGCAACAACAAGAGTTACAACTTAAAGCTCAAGAAGTTGAGATTAAGAAGACTAAGTTGCAAGTGGATGCCGCTGCTAAAGCCGACCAACAAGATATTGAGCGTGAACGCATTGCTGCCCAAGAGCGCATTGCTGGCATGCAGGTTGGAGCTAAGGTAGCTAGTGATAAAGCCCAACTAGCGTCCAAAGACCAGCTAGAAGGGTTAAGAATTGGCTCTGAAATCGCAAGAAATCAAGCCCAAATGGCTGGCCAAAACCAGCAGAAACCTACCAAAAAAGGTGATTAATGGACTCACAAGTCTTAGATTTATTACTCGAAAAGTACCAAGAACGCATCAACCTACTGCAAGACGCTATTGCTAGGGGTGGTTGCGCGACCTTTGACGAGTATAAATACTCATGCGGACAACTACGAGGTCTTGAGGCCGCATGTTTAGTAGTTACAGACCTCAAATCAACTATGGAGAACTCTGATGAGTGAAATCCTTATCGCTTCAAACGGCGATACTGTCGTGCCCCAAACAGCCGACGACAAAGCATCACAACTACCACGACCATCCGGTTATCGCATTCTTTGTGCTATCCCAGAAGTAGAGAAAGAATACGAAAGTGGTTTATTAAAAGCAGACCAAACCCTGCATCACGAAGAAGTTCTCACAACAGTCCTATTTGTAGTTAAAAAAGGCCCTGATTGCTATAAAGACGCATCAAGGTTCCCTACAGGTGACTGGTGCCAAGAAGGTGACTTTATCCTAGTCCGTCCAAACGCGGGCACAAGACTAGTTATTCACGGCAAAGAGTTCCGCATCATCAACGACGACAGCGTTGAAGGTACGGTAGACGACCCTCGTGGTATCAAACGTAAATAAGGAGCCCCAAAATGGCCGAAAATAACGAATTTGGAATGCAGGAATTTAAGTTCCCGCATGAGCTTGACGAAGAAAAGAACGTATCAGTTTCTGCCGAAGAAGACAGAATTGAGATTGAAATTGAGGACGACACGCCCCCAGAAGACCGCGGCGTTAAGCCAATGCCGAAAGAAATCGTACAGAAGCTAGAGGAAGACGAGCTAGATAAGTACAGTGCTGAAGCTAAAGAAAAGCTAGCCCAGCTAAAGAAGGTATGGCATGACGAGCGCCGTGAGAAAGAAGCAGCCTTGCGTGAACAGCAAGAGGCCGTGCGTGTGGCTCAGAGACTCTTTGATGAGAACAAAAAGCTAAAGCAGGCTTACTCTACAGGCGAGAAAACGTACATTGAAACAGTACAAGGCGCTGCTGAGTTAGAGCTAGAAGTAGCTAAGCGTTCCTACAAAGAAGCACTAGAAACTGGCGATTCCGACCGAATCGTAGAAGCACAGTCTAAATTGAACTCTGCTGCTATAAAGTCAGATAAAGTGAAAAATTTTCAACCAACTGCTTTACAAGAGGAAGAAAATGAAGTACAAATACCTCAATTGCAGGAAAGACCTGTAACTCCAGACGCAAAAACTCAGGAGTGGACAGAAAAGAATGCGTGGTTTGGCCCCAAAAAGTCAATGACTGCGTACGCTTTAGGACTGCATGAGGAATTGATTGATGAGTACGGCAAAGGTTTTGTTGGTACTGACCAATATTTTCAACGCATTGACAAAGAGATGCGTAAAGTGTTTTCAGAGTATTTCGATACTTTGGAGCCACAAACAAAGGTTGAAGTTGAAGAGGAATCCAAACCTTCTCAGAAATCTAAACCGAGCACGGTTGTAGCGCCGGCAACGCGGAGTACGAGTTCTAAACAAATTCGTTTGAAGCCAAGCCAGATAGCACTAGCCCGAAAGCTTGGACTATCCCCAGAGCAATATGCCCGTGAACTTTTAAAAATGGAGGCCCGAAATGGCTGAAAAAAGATTAGACCGTGAGTTAGAAACCCGTGAAGTAGTAGAGCGTCCTAAACAGTGGATGCCCGCCGACCTTCTCCCTGAGCCCGACAAACAGGCTGGGTTCGCTTATCGTTGGATTCGTGTTTCAACACTGAACAATGCCGACCCCCGTAATCTATCTGCAAAGATGAGAGAAGGCTGGGAGCCTGTTCGTATTGAAGAACAACCAAAATTTAAACTGCTAGCTGACCCCTCAAGTCGTTATAAAGACAACATTGAGATTGGCGGATTATTGCTCTGCAAGACTCCTGCAGAATTTGTGAAACAGCGTAATGACCATTATGCAAACGTCACAGAATCTCAGACAAGAGCTGTAGACAATAGTTTTATGAAAGACAACGACCCGCGGATGCCTCTCTTCAGTGAGAAAAAATCTACGACGTCGTTTGGTAAAGGCAAGTAATTTTATTAATTTTTAATTTAGGAGTATTTAAATGGCTTATCCAACAGTAAGCGCTCCATACGGTTTTAAACCTGTTAATCGTCAAGATGGCATGCCATACGCTGGTGCGACTACCCAATACGGTATCAAATCAGTAACAACAGCTATCTACAACGGTGACCTAGTTTATATCGCCGATGGTGTCGTTAAATCAACAGTAACAACTACTTCAGTTATTACAGTTGCTAACCAAGCAAACTTGACAGCTGGTGTATTTGTAGGCTGCCAATATGTAAACACTCAAGGTCAGACAGTTCAGTCACAGTATTACCCAGGTAACGCTGCTGCTTCTTCTGCTATCGCTTATGTGGTAGTTGACGAAAACGCTGCTTACAAAGTAGCTGTAACTAACGGTTCAGGCGTAATGTCTTCAACAACAATTAAAGCTATTGGTGTTAACTTAGCTGTGGACCAAGAAGCTGGTTCTGCAACTACTGGTAACTCTGGTAAC